AGGAGACTTATCATCTTTACAGAGTATTGATCGATGCTTAGCGAAAGCGAAATATACATACGTCAGTATCATTATTTTTCACGTGCCTAATCGTAATATTAGGTGGTAAAATTGCCTGCGTCCTGAGAAGGGCGCTAAAGAAAATTGTTAGTGTAGCGAACTAATAATTATGACCAGCTTTATGAATTAATACAATGAGATTGATTTTGGTGTGAATTGGTCACCCTAATCCATTTCTTTCTATGATTTGTATTTGCCCCTTTGGGGTATTCCGCACATTTGCTTGCGAATTTGTGTGGTCTTACAACGATCGCTAAAAATTTAGCCATTATAGTGTTAATATGGTTATCTTATTTAGTGTCAAATTGACAACTTGACATACACTATTTTCGGATGAATATTTATTGAGAAAGTATTCTGCCAGTGATGGAAATTGAAATAGTTTTAGAGTTAAAACTTTATTGTAGGTGTGAGACCCGAGTACTCGCTACATATCTGTTTGATCTCTAGAAATACGATATAGAAATTACATAAGGTAGTTGCTCGTGCGAGCGTAATTATTTTTGATGTAATTATTTTGAAGTGAGGGAATTTTGACCTCTATATTAGAAATTATTAATATTTTTGAGACGCACTTCTATGGAAATGCTATGGAGATTTGTTATTATGCAACTTTCTGACAATGCACTCGTTCTAAAGAGAGCGAGAGACGCATTGGTTAGTTGTGACTCATCGGTACCATATATTTGAAGTAGGAGTAACAGTTTTACTTTAGGTCGAACTGCTTATCTTGAATATTTTTGAGGACTTTTATATGTCTTAAGGACCAAAAGCGTTATATTCTATTAAATAAAGTTTTCTGAGAATTGGAAACTCTCAGACGATGGTAGAAATGACGTCCGGTAGCCTAAGCCGGGGTTGACGAGACCGAAAAGGATTAAGGGGAGGAGAGGCTGATGCCTTCCTGACTGTACACAGGAGCGCTACCCTGCGCGAAATGTTAATGCAGCACCTCGAGAGAGGAAATCCGAAAAATAGGGTGTAATTACCCGTACCATTTAAATTGTGTAATTGTTATAGTTTGAC